ATCGCGCACCATTAGAAGCTATCACATCTATTTATTTAAGAATGTCCCGTGCGGCTGAAACCTTGAATATGACACAAGGCGAAACTGTCAAAATGATTGATGTGGTTACAAAATCACTTGCAATCATGGGTACATCTCCAAATGCTGTTCGTGGTGGTTTATTGCAATTAGAGCAAGCATTGGGTGGTGTAACAGTTCGTGGGCAAGAATTTAAGTCTATCTTGGACAGTATGCCTAATGTGATGAAAGTTGTTGCTGAAAATTATATGGGTGCCGAGAAAGCAATCAAATTAGAAGAAGCAGCATTAAAAGGTTTATCACAAGCTCAAATATCTGAAATCGAATCGACAAAAGTTAGAGCCATGAGTATTGCTGAACTTAGAAATAAGATGTACGAAGGTAAGGTATCTTCAGAAGCATTTGCTCGTGCCATTATTATGGGTCAAGAAGAAATTGACGCTACGTTTGAAAAAACACATAAAACATTTTCACAAGCATTTACAACTATTGAAAACGGTTTTACAAAATGGGTGGGTCAATTAAATCAAGGCACTGAAGCATCTGATAAGTTTTATCGGATGTCACAAAAAATAGCTGATAATTTTAATATTATTGTGGGAGTAATTGGAGCAGCTACAGCGGCTGTAGGAGCGTATGCATTGTCATTTGCTGGTATTGCTATTGCTATTAATCCAGTTGGAGCGGCAATAGCGGTTATTGCAGGATTAACGGCTGGATTTGCATTGCTCAAAGATGAAATAAAAGTTACAGGTGATGGTCTTGCAACATGGGGTGATGTGTTTGAAGTGGTCACAGATAGATTGGGTGATTCAATTTCAAGTTGGATGACTAAATTAGGTGATTTTAAAGATTGGTTAGATAAAAAATTCCCTAATGCTAAACAGATTGCAAGTAATGCAATGGAATCAGTTGATAATGTTGTGCAAAAAATATACGACTTATCTCCAACAGGTGTTGCTGGAAATTGGATATCTGGGCAAATGGATTCTGCCACAAAAGAAGCTGAAAGAAGAAAACAAAACGAAGCAATTTATACAAGTGCGTTTACTGGTGCAGTAGATAAAAGTATTGGTTTATCAAATACTGATTTGGCTGGATTTGGTTCTTTTGCTTTAAATGCTACGTCTAAATTGCAATCTAATATTGAAAATGTCATTCCTAGTCAAAATAAAGGTTTTGATTTTAAATCATTTGAACAACAAAATGCAAGTGCAAGAAAACAACGCGAATTAGAAAATCAACAGATTGAAAGACGCATTGCATTAGAAGGGTCATTATCTGAAGTAATTAGTAAGGCTGATGCAAATAATGCTAAACAACTTCAATTATCTAAAGAATTATCTATTTATGAATCTGAAAGAGTTTCACTATTAAAAGAAGGTTTAACTAAATGGAATGAAGGTCATCCAAAAGATAAAATTGAAGATTGGATTGATTATGAAGCACAATTAAAAAATCTAAATGCTGACCAATTAGCACAGTTAGACGCTAAAGCAAAAAAATATGCGGCTGATAAAATGGCGGCTACAGAAACTATAAAAGTTAAAAATGCAAGTGAAGATGCATTAAAAAATGCACCTATTAAATTAGAACAATTTGATGTTCAAATTAAAGATTTTCAAAGTAAGTTATCATCACAATTACAAACATCAGCAATTAAAAACCCAATTAAAATTGCGTTTGAAATGGATGAAACTAAATTTGAAAAACCTGCGGCACAATTCAAATCATTAATTGAAAAATCAGCTAAATCATCAGGTGTGCCAGCTAATCTAATCGCATCTGTGATTCAAACTGAATCTCATTGGAATCCAAAAGCTGTTTCAGAAACAGGTGTTCAAGGATTGGCTCAATTTACTAAGCCAACAGGAAATCATTACGGCATTACCGATAGAACAAATGCAGAACAAAATATTGATGCGGCTGGAAAATATCTTGCTGATTTAATAAAACGCTTTGGTGGTAATTTAGAAAAAGCAGTCACTGCATATAATGGTGGTGGTGATAAACAATATGCTTCAAAAGTATTAGGTTTGTATGGTAAGCAATCAACTTCTGAATCACCAGAGATGATTTCTACTCAACAACAATTGAATACTGTAATGGCGGCTAGAGATAAATTGGCTGATGCTATTAAAAATAAAAATGGAATACTTGTTATTCAAGCTAAAGAGCAATTAGAGCTTGAATTAAAAAAAGCAAGTGAGTTAGATAAAGAATACAAACGAGCTGAAGAATTATCTAAAATTCAACAAGCTGATTTAATGAAGCGTGAAGAACAAGCAATTAAAATTGCTAAAATTGGTTCTAAGTTTGATTATGTACCTGAAGCATCATCTCAATTATTAGCAAAAGAGAAAGAATTAAAATCACTTATTGCAAATAAAGGTGCGATGGCTCAACCTGAATTATCTAAACGTAGTGAAGAAGTGTCACAACGATTGATTGATAATGCTAAGAAACAAGCTGAAGCTGAAAAAGATATTTTAAATATTACAAATGAAAAAATCACAGACTATGATGACCATGTATCAAAACGGACTAAAGCTGAATTAATCTTTTTAGAATTGCAACGCAAAGGCAATGAATTAGCTAAGGAAGCAAATAATATCAATAAAGCTCGTGACCAATTGACATCTGGTGCATATACCGCATTATCTGATTTACAGTCTAAGAATCGTGAAGGACTGATGACCCAAAAACAATCTACATTAACGGGTAGATTGAATGCTGTGTCAGAAGTAGAAAAACTGTATATTAAAAAAATTGGTTTTGAATTATCAGGCGATGATGCTGAACAAGCAAAACGTGAACTTGAAACCTATATTGGTGATTTAACATTAAAAGCCAAATTAGAATTTGATGCACAGAATACACAAGAACTTGTTTCAGGTTTAACAAATGCAGCTAATGCATTAAGAGATTCATTTGGTCAAGCTGGTCAAAATGCAGCGGGTATGTTAACTTCCGTAGGGGATTTATTATCCATAAATCAAAAAAATACGGAATCAGCTGCCAATTTATCAAAAAACTATGGTGATTCACTCGCGTCATTGAAAGATAGCACTGCTCCAATTGAAGAAGTGAACAGTAAAATAACAACCATGACTACTGATTACTATGATAAGAAAAATAAATTAGATGAAGATTCAACTCAAAATCAAATTGGTGGATTAGCTAAAGTTGCAGGTACAACATCTAAAATGTTCTCAGCAAATTCAAGTGCGCGTAGAGCAATGCATGCAATTGAAATGGGATTAACTGCCATTGAAATGGCAATGTCTATTAAAAAAATTGGCACAAATGTAATTGAAGCAATCACAAATCAGGGTAAAGGCGACCCTTACTCTGCATTTGCTAGAATAGCTGCTATGACGGCTATTATGGCTGTTATTGCAGGTGGAATTGCAGGGGTTGCTGGTACAGCTAGCGGTGTTCAAACACCAGAGGGTGAGTATGTTGGAATGAAGGCAACCTCTGAAACAGGGACGGTGCTTGGTAGTTCTGATAAAAATTCTGAATCAATTAAAAATGTTGAAAAAGCATTGAATGACATTCATTCTAAAGAATATCCACAATTGCGTGGTATTAATGAAGGAATGAAACGCTTAACCGATAGTATAGCTTCATTTATCACAGTATTTGCCAAATTAACTGGCTCATTTACTGATATGTCATTTGGTTTAAAAATGCCAGCTCAACCATCTAATACTATGGCTAATATTCCATTTATTGGTGGTTTATTTACTAAGACTACAATTACACAATTGGGTCAAGGTATGATTATTAAGAGTTGGAATGCTTTGCAAGATAGTATGGTTGAAGCGTCAAAAGTAATGTCGTTTACACGTTATGAAGTTAAAAAAGAATCTATGTTTGGTTCTTCTACAAAAGTAGTTGAAATATATGGTAAGGTAACAAATGAATTAACTAATGCCCTTAATAGTATTTTTACTAATACAAAAGATGTGTTATTGAAATCTTTTAAAACATTAAATATTATGCCATTACTTGAGCAATCAATTGTTAATTTTAAATTACCCACTCAAAAATGGGATTGGTTTAAATCTACGGATAAACAAGCATATTTTAATAATATGATTAACGCTACTGTGGATAGAATTGCTGAAGTATCTAAAGCTGTTCTTGGTGAATTCCAAAAACTTGGCGAAGGTATGTATGAAACTGTTGTGAGATTAACAATTGATAGTGTTGCTGTATCACAAAAATTTAAAGAAATTGGTTACAATTTCAAATCAACTGGATTAGGATTGATTTCAATATCTGAAACATTGATAAACTTAAATGAATCATCTGCTGGCGCAAACGATGGTTTAAAAAATCTCATCTCATCTTTAGATGATTTTTATAAAATAATGTTTTCAAAAGGTGACCAATTCTCAAAGAATGTGGAGTCATTAAAATCTCAGATTGTAAATATTAATCTTAAAAACCAAGAGTCATTTGCTGGTAGTACTGCTACATCAATGATGACTACTGTAATTAAAGATGCAATGGTTACCGCTGTCTCAGACCCATTTATTGATTTAAAAGATGCGCTTTTAGGAGTTAACACTACTGCATTAGCAAAACAAGCAAATAAAATTGTTGATACTGATACCAAAGGCAAAACAATTTATCGTCAAATGACTCCTGAAGAGTTAGCATCTCGTGCGCAAACATTATGGTCATCTGATGAATTAAAAAAACGAAGCACCTATTCTATTACTGCTAATGATTTAAAATCAATGACTGAGAGTAAGTTAGAAGGTACACAGCTTTCAGCCACAATTCTAGCTAATGCATTGAAAGAAAAAGATAATGGTGTTTATACTAATCTTGAAAATCAATTATATTTGGCAAATAAATCATTACTGGCTGTTGAAAATGCAAATACATTAGTAAAAGATGCATTGACTAATCCATCTAAATACATGAATGTAGCAAACCCAACATCAATTCAAACAACTGCTGTTTCTAGTGCAATTGAAAAAGCAATGCTTGGAGTTACACCTGAATTAGCATTAGCTTTTGCTAAATTACCACAACCAAATAGAATTGAATTGCCAACTGATGTGAATAAATTAACATCAAAAATGCTTGTTGATACTTTTGAAACTCAAGCTAAATTTGTTGATTCTATTGGTGTTATTGTAGATGGATTAAAAGGGCAAGTTAAATCAGATTTAATTACTAATATGGATATTAGTGCATTAAATACAGCAAGTGCAAAAAGATTTAATCAATATAGTAAAGCTACATATGGTGGTCAAACTGGATTGGCATCAATGACATCTGCTAGATTAGCAGAAATAGACCCCTCATTACTAAAAGGTTTATTTAATATTGGTGGTGGAATGGGCACATTAACTAATTCTAAAAACGCAGCGGATGCTGATTTCTATACTAAACTATATGGTATTGTCACCACAAATGACGCTCAAGCTAAGAACATTGCAAAATTATCGGAAGATTTAGCTACAAATGTTCCAAAATATGTTTCTACCACATTCAAAAATGTTGATGATGCAACACAAAAAACAATTAGTGATAATCTTATCTCAATATTAAGTATTACTGATGTTAAAGAAAGAACATCTAAATTTGCTGAAGCGGTTGGTTATTATACTGATAAACTTTCTGCTGAAGGTCAAACATTAACCGACATAAAAGATACTAGAACTGCATATAATGCTGTTCAAGAATATTATACATCCACAATTAAAGCTATTGCGGAATCAGCATTAGCAAAAATGACAAGTGCTGAAGACACAAAGAAACGTGCAAATGAAACATCTTTGTTACTACTTAATTCAACACAAGATATCACTGAAACATTAAATTCTATCTCACCAGATTTAACAAAATCAGTAGAATCATGGATATCTGGATTAGATAAAACAACTAAAGCTAATTATGGTATTACTGATGTGTATTCTGAAACTGTGGATGGTGTTACCACAATGCATGATGCCGTTAAGATTACAACTAGAGCATTGAAAGCCTATGATAATCAAATCTCATTAAGCTCTACTGCTGTAGAATCATTCAGAAAATCAGTGTCTGATTGGGTATTAGGTAAAATGACAACAACTGTGGGTTCACCTGAATCACAATTCAATGCATCAAAAGTTGCATTTGAATCAATGTTGTCAATTTTAAATAATCCTAATGCAAATAGTGCTACTGATGTGGCTAATGCTCAATCTAAAATCACAGGGTATGCTGATACCTTTATCACAAACATTCAAAAAATGTATGGTGCAGGTGATGTAGGTGCTAATTTAGTTCAAGATGTTGTGAATAAAGTATCTAATTTAGGTGCTGTGGATTATCAAACAACAATGCTTGAAAAAACAACACAGATAGCGGATAATACTTCTAAATTTATTGATTTATTTCAACTTGGTAATGTGTCAATTACAAATCCAAATACAAACATGGTTGAATTAAATGGTAATTTGCCGAGTGTTATGGAAACATCTTTAAACCCACCTTGGTCTGATATGACTGTTGGTGAAATGACAACTGTCAAACCAGCGGCAAATGATTCAAGTACTAATACTGCTGAGACTATTGCCGAATTGAAATTATCAAATGAGCAATTAGCACAATTAGTTGTTGAAACTCGTGCATTAGTTACTGTACAAGCAGAAGCAAATGCGACTGTTGTGGCTCAATTAACTGATTTAGTATCAACTTCACAAGAAGACACCCTTAATAATCGCATGAGAGCATTAGCAGGATGATTTATTTAGCAGAAATAACAGCCTATAACTTAACAACATCATCAATCGAAACCCTACGCTATTCAACTGGCTTAGGGTATGTTGATACTATGAATGGTAACTTCTATGAACCTCGCATCGAGCAACCTTGTATGATGCGTAGGGACATTTTTAATAGTGGTAAAATTGGTGGAACAACCACATCAAGTTATGGTGAATTAACACTAAAGAATATTGATGGTGGACTTGATATCTTTAGTGGTTATGCTTTTGATGGTCGTACTGTGACTATTAAAGTAGGTGATGATAATGCAGCTTATTCAACATTTACCGCAGTGTTAATTGCGGGTATTGCTCAAGCAGCATTTGAATGGGGAAGAGTATCTATTCGTCTTCGAGATAGAATTACAGACCTTCAAAAAAAGAAAGTTCAACCATTATTATTTGCAGGTACAAATGATAATGTGAGTATTTTTAATGAAGGTGGAACAGATTTAAAAGATGCACAAAAACCAATGATTCTTGGTCGTGTGACAAATTTAACACCTGTG